AGGTAAGGCAAAAAAATCTCAGGAAAAGATGGATGGTAGTTAACGGCATTAACTACCTTGTGGATAACTTTAGATGGTAGTTCATCTGGTGAACTACGCGTAGTTCAAATTATGAACTTTGACCTAGTTCAAAATTTGAACTGTAAAGAGATGTAAATATTATTAAGATTTTAAAGAGCAAAATAGGCACTGTCCCACCAGTGGGACATAGTAAAACGCAATCAGTATGTCCCACCGGTGGGACAAAACAACATATGGGACAAAACAACATACCGCGCCTATCGAAAAATGATCGAAATCACGCTCCCCTGGCCCGACAAATCCCTCTCCCCCAATGGCCGGGCGCACTGGACGCGCAAATACAAAATGGGCAAGAAGGCCCGTATTGATGCCTTCCTGCTAGCCAAGGCCGCAGGCTGCACCGCAAAATCATTCGAAGACTATGACGGCAAAATATGGCTCTGGATGATGTTCTACTCCAAGACCAAAAATTACCCGGATATGGATAACTGCCTGGCGATGTGCAAATCCTACCTGGACGGCATCGCGGATGCGCTTCAGGTCAACGACCAGCGCTTTGTTTTTCAGCTCGAAATGGGCGCGCAGGTTGCCAAAGGAGGCAAAATAGTAGTAAGGTTGGATCGTCAACCTTATGACCAACCTAATTTGTAGGGATTGCAAGCACCTGGCTTACCGGGTTGTCACCAAATACCCGGCACACTTTTGCAGCTGGGTATGTCTAAAACGCAGGATCAGGCTTGGCGATAATGCCGAGGCAAAACAGCACGAGTTCCCGAAGGAGTGCAGGAAGTGGGAATTAAGAGCGTAGCGAAACCGCGCAAGAATTCGAAGCGGACACCTGAACAGAAGGCATATCAGATTGAGCAGATTCTGGTGTTGATGCACGATGGATCAAGTCTTTTCAAAGCATGTTCTCAAGTTGGAATTGCAATTTCCAATTTCCTGTACTGGTGCGATGAAGATGCCGAACTCGCTGATAGATACGCGCGCGCGCGCGAGGCTTGCGTTGAAAAGATGGCCCAAGAAGTGCTTGAAATCAGCGACGAAGAACCTGCCGTTGATTCCTTCGGAAAAATCGATTCCGGCGATGTGCAGAACAGGAAACTGCGTGTTGATACCCGTAAATGGTTGCTTTCCAAGCTCGCACCCAAGAAATACGGTGAAAAGGTACAGACCGAGATAACCGGCGCCGACGGCGGCCCAATCAAAGTTGCCGACGCCACGACTATGACTGACGACCAGTTGGCTGCCATCGCAAAGGGCATCATCAAACCTAAATGACCCCACAGCAAGCCGCCTCGATACTGCTCAGCAGGCGGCAAGCCCGGCGCGACCTATGCGAGTATGCAGCGCGGGTGCCGGTTCCGGGCGCACCAATGGACATGGCCGGTGATGATGCGCCGATCCCGCTGATTGAGACCCAGCAGGCAGAGCATCACAAGCTCATCTTGCGCGAGATGCAGACTTGCATGCAGACGCCGCACGGCAGGCTGATGATCATGGCTCCTCCTGGGAGTTCCAAGAGCACTTACGCTTCTGTTGTTGCCCCATCCTGGTATCTAGGACAGCATCCCGGCAGCCGCATCATACTTGCCAGCTATGGTGATGATCTTGCCCGCCGTCATGGTAGGCGCACGCGGCAGTTGCTGCGCTCAGCAGAGGCCATATCAATCAATCAATGCAATCTTTCCGCAGATTCTCAGGCCGCGAACGAATTCAGCCTCACGAACGGCTCAGAGTATATTGCTTGCGGCATCATGGGCGGGATAACTGGCCTAAGAGCTGGAGGTATCATTATTGATGATCCGGTGAAAGGAAGGGAACAAGCAGACTCTGTGGTGATTCAGGAACGCACATGGCAGGCCTATCAGGACGATCTTCTCACCCGTCTCATACCTGGAGGATGGACGGTGATAATCAATACGCGCTGGCATGAGTCCGACCTATGCGGCCGCATTCTTCCGGAAAAGTGGAATGGAGAGTCAGGCGACATCCAATGCCGCGATGGCAACACTTGGCGCGTGCTGTGCATCCAGGCAGAATGTGCCACAAATACAGATCCATTGGGGCGCAAGCAGGGCGCCATGCTTTGGCCTGAATGGTTCACCGACAAGCACTGGGCGCAGTTCCGTTTAAACCGCCGCACTTGGTCAAGTCTGTATCAGCAGATACCAGCGCCGGCAGAAGGCATTCTATTCCGGGCTGACGATTTTGCGGAGTATCATGTGATCCCGCAAAACCTGATGATGATCGGTGGCGCTGACTATGCCGTGACTCCGGACGGCGGAGACTGGACGGAGCTGGGCATAGCCGGTATTTCGCCAACCGGTGAACTCTACTTGCTGGACTGGTGGCGCGGACAGACCGGGCCGGAAATATGGATAGAGCGCCAAATCGACATGATTGCGCGCTGGAAACCAATGGCATGGTTTGGCGAAACCGGACCGATACGCAGGGCAACGGAAGGAAGGCTCAGGCAGCGGATAATAGACCGCAATGTGAAATGTCGATTGGAATGGCTATCCACAGTGGGCGGAGACAAAGCCGCACGGGCGCAGTCAATTATTGCCACGGCAGGCATGGGTCGGTTATTCTGGCCGCGTGCTGCTTGGGTACCGGAGCTGCAACGTCAGTGCCTGGTATTTCCGGCAGGATCGCCGAATGATGGCGTGGATACTCTGGCACTGCTCGGGCGCGGAGCTGATACGATGGGCAGGAAGCCAGAAGCGCAGACAGGATCAGCATTACCAGTTGTAAATTACTTTTCGAAAAGGGCTTGAGCATGGCACGGATTTCGAAGGAGCAGCAATTGGCAGACCTCCACGCGAAAGCGTTGAAGGAATTCGATAACATCCAGTCCGCGTTGCGCGATGAGCGCCTGCAATGCCTTCAGGATCGCCGCTTTTACAGCATCGCCGGCGCTCAATGGGAAGGGCCGCTTGGATCCCAATTCGAAAACAAACCTCGCTTCGAAGTCAACAAAATTCACCTCGCTGTAATCCGCATCTTCAACGAATACCGCAATAACCGCATCACGGTCGATTTTGTCAGCAAAGAGGGCGTGGAATATGATTCTCTGGCCGATACCTGTGACGGCTTGTACCGCTCGGACGAGCAGGATAGCTGTGCCGAGGAAGCCTATGACAATGCATTCGAGGAAGCCGTAGGAGGTGGTTTTGGAGCGTTCAGGCTGCGTACCGAATATGAGGATGACGAGGACGACGAGAACGACAAGCAACGCATTCGGATCGAGCCGATCTTCGATGCAGACTCATCGGTATTCTTTGACCTGAACGCCAAGCGCCAAGACAAATCCGATGCCAAATGCTGCTATGTGCTGTACTCAATGTCGCGCGATGCCTATGCTGATGAATTCGGAGACGATCCGGCAAGCTGGCCGAAAGAGATTCAGCAGCTCGAATTTGACTGGCTTACGCCTGATGTGGTGTATGTATCCGAATACTATGTGATCGAGCAGACGCGCGAAGTGATACGCATCTGGCAGACGCTGGACGGCGAGAAGGAGCGGTATTCGCAGTCGGAGTTTGACGCCGATGAAACACTGGAAGAAACGCTGCTGGCCGTAGGAAGCAGAGAAGTAGGCCAAAAGAACGTGAAGCGCAAGCGCGTCCACAAATACATCATGTCCGGCGGCCGGGTGCTGGAAGATTCCGGATACATTGCCGGGAAGCACATCCCGATCGTGCCGGTCTATGGCAAGCGATGGTTTGTCGATAACGTAGAGCGGTGCATGGGCCACGTCAGGCTGGCCAAAGACGCGCAGCGGCTGAAAAACATGCAGCTGTCAAAGCTTGGTGAAATCTCGGCACTGTCATCAGTAGAAAAGCCTATCTTCACGCCGGAACAGATTGCCGGGCATCAGGTGATGTGGAGCGAGGACAACATCAAGAATTTCCCGTACTTGCTGATCAATCCGGTAACTGACCAGAATGGCAATCAGGCCATCAGCGGGCCGGTTGCCTACACCAAATCAGCCGCAATCCCGCCAGCCATGGCCGCACTGTTGCAACTGACTGAGCAGGACATGCAGGAAATCCTGGGCAACCAGCAGCAAGCCGATAAGATGGTTTCTAATATTGCGGAAAAGACTGTTGAGCTTATCCAGACGCGCCTGGATATGCAGACATTCATCTATGTTTCAAACATGGCGAAGGCGATCAAGCGTGCGGGTGAAATTTGGCTTTCGATGGCCAATGATGTCTATGTTGAGCCGGGCCGTAAGATGAAAACCGTGGGATCGATGGAAGAAATCGGTTCAGTGGAACTGGCGAAGCCGAAGATCAACGAAGAAACAGGCGAAATGGAGTATGAAAACGACCTGTCAGAAGCGCGTTTTGATCTTACTGTCAAAGTAGGGCCATCATCCAGCAGCCGCCGTTCATCTACTGTCAAATCGTTGACCGGCATGCTGGCCATCACGCAAGATCCAGAGACTCAGCAAGTGCTGCAATCAATGGCCATGATGAACATGGAAGGCGAAGGCATTGGCGATGTGCGTGAATATTTCCGCAAGAAACTGGTGCGCATGGGAGTCTTGAAGCCGACCGAGGAAGAGGCGCAAGCCATGGCAGCGGCAAGCGGCCAGCAAGACCCTAATGCGATCTTCTTGCAGGCGGCAGCAGAAGAAGCCACGGCGAAGGCGGCAAAGGCCAGGGCGGATACGGTTGAGACGGTTGCCAGCGCAGAACTGAAACGGGCGCAAACCATCGCAACGATGGCTGGTGTCGATATGGACACGCAGGAACAGGCGTTGAGAATTGCTCAGGTAGCAGTGCAGGGAGGGCAAGCACCGATGTAGAAGCACGCGGCATCCATCCGGCCGCCTAATCGGATGAGTTTTATTGGAGCGACAAACGTGAATGATGAAAATCAGAAAACCGGTGATGGCAACAACGAAACAGTGACGGATGAACAACAGAGTGACAGTACAGATACAGATACAGGTACAGCCGATGATTCGGCAAGTACCGGAGACCATCAGGACGATGAGCATGTAGTCGTGACCATCGGTGACGAAGAAACTCCAGACGACGAAGAATCAAGGGCGCCTGAATGGGTGCGCGAGCTGCGCAAATCACAGCGTGAGCTGAAAAAAGAAAACCTTGAGCTGAAAACCAAGCTCAACCAAGGGCACTCATCCAGCCCGGATGCACTCGGTAAAAAGCCAACCCTTGAGGATCACGATTACGATGCTGAAAAGTTTGAGACGGCTCTTTCCGAATGGTATGACCGAAAGCGCGCAGCGGATCAAGCGGCAGCAACAGCCGAAGCAGAGAAAGCAAATCAGCAAAAAGCATGGCAATCGAAGCTTGACGCATACGGCCAAGCCAAGACCGAGCTGAAGGTCAAGGACTACGAAGATGCAGAAGCCGCGATTCAGGACATCCTGGACGTAACTCAGCAGGGATTGATTCTGCAAGGCGCGGACAATCCGGCAATCGTGATTTATGCACTTGGCAAGAACCAAAAACTGGCCAAAACACTTGCAGCCATCAAAGACCCGGTTAAATTCATCCATGCAATTGGGAAAATGGAAACGGATGGAAAAATGGAGATCAAATTGAAAACAAAAACAGCACCACCACCTGAACGCCAGGTAAGCGGCACAGCGCCGATTTCCGGATCGGTCGATTCAACTCTCGAGCGCCTGCGCGCAGATGCAGCAAAGACCAACGACTACACCAAAGTGATCCAGTACAAACGGCAAAAGAAGGCAGCCGCTTGAATTTTTGCTACAACGGGTATAAATTGACGGCGACATAGCAACTCGCCGTCAGGTTTCGCCAGCCTTACAAGTGGCAGATAGCATCAACACGGCAGCCATCCGGCCTTCTCAGGATGAGTGATTCACGGAAACAACGATCATTCATTTTCTTCTTGAGAGGAGCCTGTCATGGCCAACGAATTCAACAAGGAAGAGCGCGTAGCATTCGAGAGCATTCTCGAAGGTTTCAATGATGCGCTTGTTCTATCCCGCAACTGCGCGATCTACAACACCGATCAGACGATGATGGAGCGCACCAATAACATCATCTGGCGTCCGCAACCGTATGTTGCGCAATCGTTCGACGGCACCGACCAGACTGCGAATTTTGGCGATGCCACGCAACTTTCTGTGCCGGCCACGATCGGGTACAGCAAGTCAGTGCCATGGAAAATGACCGCAACGGAACTGCGCGATGCGCTACAGGAAGGACGCCTTGGCGATGCCGCAAAGCAAAAGTTGGCATCTGACATCAATGTCGCGCTGATGAACGTGGCGGCATTGCAGGGAACGCTGGTGGTAGCACGCACTACAGCTGCAACCGGGTTTGATGATGTGGCGCAATGCGAAGCGATCATGAACGAGCAGGGCGTGCAGGCATTTGACCGTTATCTGGCACTTTCTACGCGCGATTACAACGGCCTTGCGGCTAACCTTGCTGGACGCCAGACCATGCAGGGAAAGCCTGTGACGGCCTATGAGAAAGCCTATGTCGGCATGGTGGCATCGTTCGACACTTACAAGCTCGATTATCATGTCCGTTTGGCAGCCGCAGCCGGTGGCGCAGGTCTGACGATAAACACGCTGGTGGCCGGGGCGAATTACTACACTCCGGTGTCAACGCGCGTAGCGGCAACCGGCGAGCGCAGCAACGTGGACAACCGGTATCAAACTGTTACCATTTCAGTGACCACGAATGTTGCGGCAGGCGACTGCTTCACCATCGCGGGAGTCAATGCAGTGCATCACATCACCAAGGTGGATACCGGCCAGCTCAAGACATTCCGCGTCATCTCGGTGGATTCCGGAACTACCATGACCATCAGCCCTCCGATCATTTCCAACCAGGGCGGAACCGATGCAGAGGCGCAATACCAGAATGTGACGGTTACCGGTGATGCTACGGCGGCGATTGTATTCCTGAACGTAGACGCAGCACCTGCCAATCCGTTCTGGCAGCGTGATGCGCTGGAAATCCTGCCGGGCCGTTATGCCGTGCCGAGCGATGCCGGTGCCGCAGTCATGCGCGCATCCACGGAACAGGGTATTGAACTGGTGATGCAAAAGCAGTACGACATCAACACCATGACCACGAAATACCGGCTGGATACATTGTTTGGAGTGGTGAACAAGCAACCTGAAATGTCGGGACTGATACTTTTTTCACAAACTTAGTTTAATAGGATAATACCGGATATAATACCGAATGTGTTCAAACATAAGGATAATCCGGTGTTCATTCTGTACAAATTAGTTTTTGCATCTGGTAAGGCTTACATAGGGCAAACGGTTCGAAAAATGCAAACGAGATTTACACAACATAGACAATGTGTCAGGAACGGAAGCCAGTTTCCTGTGCATTGTGCGTGGCGTAAGCATGGCGAACCGGTTTGCACTGTTCTCGCTGAATTTGATTCTCAGGATGATTTGCATGCGGCAGAAATAGCGGCAATCTCCGAATTTGGAACTATGTCACCTGATGGTTATAACGTATCGATCGGAGGTGATACAGCACCATCAATAAATCCGGAAGTTGCAGCAAAAATATCGGCCAGAGCAAAAGGCAGAAAGTATAAAGATACTTCTTCGTGGGTCGAATCGACTACAGAAATGTGGAAAGATGAAAGCTATAGGAAGAAAGTATCAATTGGCCTTAAAGCTGCATGGTCTGATGAAATGCGTAAATCCGCTGGAGAAAGATTAAAAGCTAGATGGGAAAGGCGTAAAGCAGAAGGCTGGGTTATGCCTGAAGCTACGAAGAAAAAGTTGCGAGAAAAAAATTTTTCTGCTGAAACTCGCGCAAAGATGAGCGATGCAGCCAAAGGAAAACCAAAAGCGCCAAGAACTGATAAAACCAGAAAGAAATTATCAGAATCTACAGCGGCATCTTGGGCCAATCCTGAAATAAAGAAACGTAGATCAGAAGCAATCAGAGAAGCATTGGCAGCTAAACGCGCAAATCAACTGATTAAATAGAAAGGATTCACCATGGCAACGATTATTTATCCGAACGGCAATGCTGCGGTGGCCGTTCCGGCTGGCGAAAAAATCTCCGTTTTCAGCAACTCCGAATTTGATGTATATCAGCAAAACGGCTACCCGAACGTGCCAGCAACAATGACGTTGCTGCATCATGGCGTGGCCGGTGAAACGTACACATCGGCTGCATTTGCTACGGCCGCAACGTTGCGTGTCGATGCAGGCGCATCGGCGGCATTTTATGAAGTGGGCGCAGCGCCTTCAGTGGCTGAACCGCAGGCCGACATTGCCGGAGCTGATGCAACATTTGCTATTAGCGGCTTGGCCGCAGCTCAAGGCGGCTATGTCGAAGTCAAGGGCGGCACATCATCCACATCAGGCAATGCCGGTGGTGCTGCAAAACTGACCGGCGGCCAGCCTGGTGCGACAGGTGTTGGCGGTGCGGCCACGATTGCGGGCGGCGCGGGTGGCGCCACATCCGGCAAAGGTGGCGCAGTAACGATTACCGGTGGTGCCGGGACAAATGGCAATGCGGCTGGCGGATCTGTCATTCTGGCCGGCGGTGCGCTGAATGGTTCCGGTCTGGACGGTGCCGTCATCAATCGTGGGACCTATCAGATCAAGAAACAATCCGCAGCCACAGCCAAGGGTGACGGCGCACAAAGCGTCACCGCGGCACAACTGATCGGTGGAATCGTCGTGCAGACGATTACCGGCGCTTCCACGCTGACCACGCCGACAGGCGCTGCAATTCTGGCTGGATTGCCGTCCGATATTGCTGCCGGTGATTCATTCGATTTCACCCTGATCACCATCGGCGCTGGTGGTGATGATATTTCGACCATGACAGCCGGTGACGGCGATGTGACGTTCGTGGGTGATGTGACGGTCGGGCCGGGTGCTGCCGGTACAACCAGTTCCGGGACGTTTCGCTTCCGGTATTCCGGCGCCAACGCATTCGTGGGTTATCGCCTGTAAAGGAGACTGCCATGGCCAAGGCAAAATTGGGGACCGGATCACGTTTCGCCGCACTGGAAAAGTCCATCGAGTCACAGAAAACCGGTAAAACCAGCCGTGGCAAGAAAATGGCCGCGGCACTTCCAGGCGGCGGAAAAATTCGTGATCCGGCCGCCTTGGCCGCAGCAATCGGTCGCAAAAAGTACGGCTCCGAACGCATGGCAAAACTGTCTGCGTCCGGCCGCAAGAAAAAAACCTGAGAAGGAGACCAGCATGGCAAAGCAAAAGCAACGCAAGGGAAAGCCAAAACCGATGCCAATGCCCGGTAAGTGCTAGGAGGAAATCATGCCACTTACCAAAAAAGGCAAAAAGATCAAGGCGGCCATGGTTGAATCATATGGCAGCAAAAAGAAAGGTGAGGCCGTGTTCTATGCCAGCGAGAACAAAGGCAGCATCAAAGGCGTGACCAAAAAGACCTGGAAGAAAAAATGACCGAGTTTTCCGCACTGGTGTACCGCAGCCCCGGTCCGCATCGTGGGCCGTCTGTCAAGTCTTTTGACTGCCGTGGTGTCAAATCACAAGAAGAACTGGAAGCAAAGCTGGCATCCGGATGGTTCCGCACGCTGGCCGAGGCAGTCAATCCAGAAACCAAGGCAGTCAATGCAATCAAGACAGAACCTGCCGCACCTGAAATCACACGGGAAGAAGAAAACAGCCCACCAACGCGCACAGAATTGGAGCAAAAGGCGACCGAACTCGGCATCAAATTCGATGGCCGAACGGGAAACAAACGATTGTTGATTCTCATCAACACAAAGTTGAACGAATAACATGGGCTACACCAAACGCCAATTCGTGACCGCAGCCTTCGAAGAGATCGGGATGGCATCCTATGTCTTCGACCTGTCTCCTGATCAACTGGACAGCGCACTGCGCCGCCTGGATGCGATGCTGGCCGGTTGGTATGCAAAAGGAATTCGGTTAGGTTATCCGTTGCCAATCAACCCACAGGACAGCACGCTTGACCAGCAGACCGATGTACCGGATGCCGCGAACGAGGCGATCATCACCAACCTTGGTATGAAATTGGCGCCAAGTTATGGCAAGACCGTGATGCCGGAGACGAAGCAAACCGCGAAGGATACATTCAACACGCTGCTGATGCGCTCGTCCCAGCAGATGGAAATGCAATTACCGGACACCATGCCAATGGGCGCTGGGAACAAGCCATGGCGTGGCGATGATCCATTCATGCCGGTTCCGACCGATCCGCTGACCGATAACGGATTCGGGGAAATCGAATTCAACTGAGGGCGAACCGATGACGACTATCAACCAGCTTACCGCAACCGATACCGTCA